TGCTTGTACGAATTGAGGGGCACACCGAACCCACATACATGACAAGCATCCTGCGCAAAGGCTTTGTCGCTGGTGGCGGATTGATGCTTGTTCTTGACCATGGAAATGGAGAGATAGACCAAGTGCTCAAGCTGCTGAACGACCAACAACAGAAAGATGACCATGCCAGTAATTGAAATCACTGTCCGCGAGCGCGTCACTTACAGGCGTGAGGTTGAGGTAACAGAAGCCGAGTTCCGGGCAATGGAAACACAGCTTGACACGCTGAAGGGCCGCGAATACGACAGCGCCGTCGAAGCGATTGCGGATAAGTACATCCGGCGCGATGAGCGGGACTTTTTCGACGCTTATGACCTAGAGCTTGACGACTTGAGAGTTGTTGCTTGAGGCTGGCTAACACCGGAGATCAGCGATGAGCGAAGCGAATTCGATGGATTGCAGAGTTGGGCAGCCGGCGCCGGAGAAGAAGAAACCAACGGGGTTTGTTGCCATCTGCCAATGCGGAGTTGCTGTCGGAGCGCTCGATCTGGTGATGAGCGACCGCCGCGACGTGGCGCGATTGCTAGGTGCATGGCTGATGGATGGGTGCGTTGTACATCCACAGTTCGGCGGTGGATGGGCCGCTTACCTTGAGCCTTGCAAGTGCGGACAGCAGCCCAACACAATTTCTACGAACACCCCAAATTAGCCCAGGTGTCGTGTATCCAGGGAGCCAACCATGCAAGTCATTGATCCACAAAGCACAGCGCCGGTTATCACGACACCGCTGCCGGTGATACACGACACGCGCACGACCGTCACCACCACCGGTAAACGGTATTTGGTCAGGGCGTGTATCGCCCCTCTTCATCGCGCACCGGCAGCACATCGGGCACCTCGGCACGGCGGCGAACGTCCTGCTGAGCTTGCCGGTCGCGGGCCAGGCGGCGCTGGTCGGCGCGGCGGGTGGCTTTGTCAGGGCGTGGCGGCTTGGGCTTCATGGGTGGGCCAGGCTTCGTACAGCCTCAGCGCGTCGGCGGCGTGGGCGTCAGCTGCTCGGCCCAGCTCGACAAGCTGCGCCGCACAAGCTCCGAGTAAGGCACGGGCGGGATCGGCTCCGTCAGCGCCGGCCGGGCAGGCAGGCGAACCGCCGGGCCCGGTGGTGGCGAGCTGGTCGCGCAGGCGGTCAAGCTCAGCGCGAGCACCAGCAGCAGCGCGCTGGTGGGTCTGGGTGCGCTCGGTGGCGCGGCGGGTGGCTGCATCGGCTACCTCCTGGAGTCGTGTGGTTTCGGCCTGCGCGGCCTCGATGGCGCGCAGGGTCTCGCGCTGGCTTTGCAGCTGCGCGCGGTCGTGGATGACGCGGTGCACCTGGTGCGCCAGTGTGCCGCCGATGGCGATGCCGACCAGCAGCGTGGCGGTGGTGCGGGTGGCGCTGCCGCCGGTGAGCCAGCCCAGGGCGGCGCCGATCACGCCAGCACCTCGACATCTATGGCGCCGGTTTTTCGCCGGCCGGCGGCAGTCTGCAGCTGGGTGCGCACCTGGTAGGTGCCGGGGGCGTCGGGGTTGTCCACCGCCACCTGCACCACGCCGCCCACGTCCAGCCGGGCGTCGGCCGCAAGGCCTGCGTCGGCGCTGGTGGCCAGCAGCCCGTCGGCCACGTCGGCGGCGCCGGCCAGGTACTTGGCGGCGAAGTCCAGGTCGAACACGTCGCGGTCGGCCGTGCTGCGCAGGCGGAACGTCTTGGCCGACTGCACGGTGGCGCTGACCACCACGTCCAACAGGGCGGTGCTTTCGCGCCCGCCCGCGGTGCTGATGCGCAGCGCCACGCGGTAGGTGCCCGCCGCGCCCGTGGGCGTGACGGCCAGCACCACCACGCCCGTGGTCAGCGCAGAGCCGGGCGCCACCGATGGCGTGACGGACACGCCGGCCGGTGCGTCCAGCGCCAGCACGGTTGCCGCGGTGTCGCCCGCGCCGGGCAGGTATTTGGCCTCCCAGTCCACCAGGATGCGCTCGGTGTCGGCCACATACAGCGGGATGGCCTTGACCGGTGCGGCCGGGTCGTCTGCGTCGGGCACGATGACGCGCACGCCATCGAAGGGCACGCGCGCGGTGTTGGCTTCGCCTGCACGGGCGGCGGGCCAGACGATGGAGCCGTCGCCAATGGCGCCGCCGGCATCCACCAAGCGCACCGCGTCGGCCGCGCCGACCAGGCTGTAGGCGAACAGCGCCGAGCCGCCGGCGTCGGCCGTTGCAGACGCATCGGCACCAGCACCAAGCAGAAGGCCAAAAGCGATGCCGCCGCCGGCATCTGCCGTGGCCACTGCGTCAGCACCCGCGCCGAGCGTGTAGGCGAACAGGGCAGCGCCGCCCGCGTCGGCCGTGGCTGTAGCGTCAGACCCGGCACCGAGCAGCACCGGCGCCTCAGACGACGCGCCACGCTGCACCGCAAACAGTGCCGCGCCGCCGCTGCGTTGTGGAGCAAAGACCGCAGCCATCAGGACACCTGCACCGGGCCGCTGAACCCGCTGTGATCGCTGGCCGGGTTGCCATCGCTGTTGGTCACTTGCAGCCAGCCAATGCCGCCAGCCGACAGGGCGCTGTTGACCGTGATCGACAAAACGCCACTGCCATCGGTGCTTTCTGCTGTGCCCTTGTCGGTCGGGTACTCGGCAACGGGTGGCGTTGCCTGATCCCACCACGCCCACTTCAGACCCGTCAGGCTGGCTGCTGGCGTGCTGCCGTTGGTGGTCAGCGTCACCGACACCGTGCGCGTGCCAGCGGGCCGACCCTGCGCCACGGGCGTGGCAAAGCAGCGGTCAAAAAACGCCACGTACTCAGCGGGCACAAAGTGGCTGGGGTGGCCGTGGTTACCAGTGCACACGATCAGCTCAGATTCTCGGCAGCACTTTGCCACCAGAGCGGCCAGCACATCGGTGTTGTTGGCCTTGGACACAATCGTGTCGCCCGCGCTGGCGTAGAAGCGCATGGGCACATGCCGATATGCAAAGCCACCTTTTAAGGCCGGGTCCATGCCGCGCGTGCGGTTTGCATAGGTCCCTGTGCCCGTCCCGGTGATGCTGTAAGCGGTGTTGATGGACCCGGTGTAGGAACTGGATGTGTGCATCGCTCCAAGATTGCACACCGGGTAGGTGCCCAGCCAGCCAACCACCGGGAATTTACCCTGCGCCAGAGCGTTCAGGCCCGACATGCCGCCCATGCTTTGCGACCACAGCGCCACGCCCGCCACGTTGTACGTGTCGCGCAGGTGTTTTTCCAAGCCAGCCAGGTCATCCACCGCCGTCTGGTTGCCCCAGTTGTCCCCGCGCTGACGGGCACCGGCCAGGATATAGCCAGCATCCAGCAGCGCATCCACGCACCCAGCCTTGAGCGAGTCGGACAGCAGCGCCGTTTCGTTTTCACTGACGCCGTGCGTGTAGATGATGACCTTGGTCGGGTTCGCGGCGTTGTACGGATTCGCGGCGTTGGCGTTGGGCACCAACACCATGATGTTTTGGCTGTAAATCGGGTCCGTCGTGTCAATGCGGGTGTATTTCACCGCCGCCGATGCGGTGTACGTGATGTTCGCCGGGTTGGTCAGGCCGCCGTCGTTGGTGGCGCTGATCGTCTTGGCACCAGCCGACAAAGCCGTGTAGGTGAACGTCGCCGAGGGCGTGCCCGAGCTGATCGCCACACTGGCAGGGGTGAACGTGCCGCCCGCCCCGCCGTCTGCTGGCGTGACCGTCACCGTTCCCGTGATCGCGCCGTTGGCCCCCACCGTGAAGTTGGTGGATGGCGTGCCAGCCGTGCCCGTGTTCGGGCCGGTCATGGTCACCGCCGTGGCACCCGCTGCGCTGGTCGTGAATGCCGCACTGGTGACCACAGCAGAATCGGTGCTGGAGCCGTCGCGGTGCTGGACGTGCGCGTAATACGTGGTGCCGGCAGTCAGGCCGGTGACCGAAAACGTCTTGGAACCCGTGCTGATGATCGCCTGGCTTCCAGACCATGCCGCCGCTGTGCCGCCCGATTGCTGGCCCGCCTGAATCTCTGCCACCGTGGGCGCTGTTGCCACCGTGGAAACGATGGCGTACATCGTGCCCGTGGCGGTGTCGGTCGTCGCGCCTGCCGTGGCGGTCGTTGCACCCGTTGACGTTCCGACAGGTTCCGACAACGTGGGGCCGGGAGACGGCACGCCGGCCGAAAAGTTGTCAATGGTTGAACGGTTGGTCCCGGTGCTCTTTGCCAGCCACAGGCCCGCACGGCCCGCATCCGTCAGAGAAGAGTCGGTGGCGGTGATGATGTCCGTCTGCGTAGCGCCCCAAGTGTTGCCACCCGTCAACCACAAACTATCACTCAGCCGCTGGACGCGCCCCTTCAATGTGGTGCCCGCCACGTCCAGGGTCATCCGGTACGTAATGCCCGCAGCCGGGGTGAATGCAACGCCCGTGCCAATCTGCGTCAAGCCGCCGCCGTTGACGTACTTGTATAGCCTGACTTGGCTTGAAAACGTGATGAAGAAATAACCCGAATTTACGGATGTGCTCATGCGAGCACCGGGGCCGATCAGCTCCGACCCGTCACCGTGGGTGTAATCAAGCGTGACCGGGTAGTCAGCAGACGAAGGAACACCCGAGGCGTAATAGTTGTGATTCTTGCCCGTCTCGGTGCTGACCAGCCGGCTGCTGGTGATCTGAGGCGCTGCGGTGTCTGACGCGCTGGCGTGCCGCGTCCACGTTGCGCCGACCTCGCCCGTGTGCGCCGTGATCAGCGTGCTGTCGGCATCGGTGTAGGTGTCGGATGCGAAGATCGGCATGGCTCAGTGCTCCCGATCAGACCAGCGCCACCGGCTGGCGCACCACGTATGGGATGTTCGGCAACGTCACCGAGCCACCGGCCGCCACCGCGTTGGAGGTGTTCTCTTCGGTCACGCGCAGGATGCGGCTGTTGGCCGTGTCCAAGAAGGCGAAGTGCGTTGGGTTACCGCTGGCGTCAGCGCTGGCGTCGGTCTTGCTGGCGTTGTTCAGCACGCGGTCGCTGCCCGAGTCCGTGAACGTGAAGTCAGCGGGAGCCATCCCCGCCGATGCCACCACGTTGGCCGGGTTGGTCAGCGTGGCGTAGCTGTCGCCCAGCGAGAAGGCGATGACCGCCACCAGCAGGTTGCAGTTAGCCTGGATGTAGGCGGGGCCGTTGTCGAGGACGAGAGGGTGTGCGTAGCGTGCCATGGTTGGTTTCTCCGTTCGGTTGGGTTGGGTCAGGTGGGCTTTGAAAGGGTCGGGCGGTGCGGGGTTTCGGGCTCCATGTCCGGCAGCAGTTGCACGCCAACCGCAGCGAGGGCGAGCACTTCAATCTGCGAGACCAGCAGCGCAGCCTTGGCCAGGTCGCGCACGCCCCAGGCGTCGTTGATGACGGCGCGCGCTTCGGTGCAGCGCTGGGTGATCTCATCCGACAGGGCGCTCATGCTGCGGCCTCTTCTAGGACGTTGGCGGCCAGCACATCGGCTACGGCGCTGGCCACGCGCCAGTGCCGCGCCTGGTACTTGGCCAGGGCTTCTGGGTTGCTCAAAAAGAACACCTCGGCAATCAGGCCGCCGCTGGCCACGTAGCCCAGGCGCCCGCGGGCGCTGGCTTCCTGGCCGATCCAGCCATTGTCGCCGCGCAGAGGCTCTTCGAGCACGGTGGCCATGGCGGCGGCCAGACGCTGCGCCAGGGCCTTGTCGCGCGGCAGGCTGATCACTTCCACACCGCGGGCGGCGGGGTTGGTGCTGGCGTTGGTGTGCAGTTCCAGCGCCACGCTGCTGCCGGCCACCAGGTGCAGGGCCAGGGCCAGCGGCTGGTTGACGCCGCGCGCACCATCGCCACGCACCGGCAACCCACGCACCTGCAGTTTGCTCAGCACGATGTCGCGCAGCGTGGTCATGATCTCGTGTTCCTGCACACCCTGGTAGCTGGCGCCCGGGCTGCTGGGCGAGTGGCCGGCGGTGACGGTGATGGGTTTCATGGCGCGCGCTCCAAAAATCGGCTGAAAGCGGTGCGCACCGCCCACAGCCACAGGAAACGAAGGACAAACAGAATCACGCCGATGACCGCGCCATGCCCGGTGGTCAAGCTGCCGCCGACCAGCCAGGCCAGTGCGGGCAGGCTCAAGAAGCCGAACAGCAAAATGCCAAGGCTGCCGACCATCGCTTCGACGGCGTGCTGCTTTTTCATGGCGTCACCTCGAACATGGGCGAATCGGCGCGGACCACCTTGTCGGGCCAGATGCCGTGGGCGTGGATGCGCCAGTCGGTGGCGAGGTAGTAGCGCCCCGGTGGCAGGGCCGAGCAGGCGCCGCCAGTCCACCACTCCAGCGTCAGGTCGGGCGGCATGTTGGCGCCGGCCCGATAGTTGGAGGTTGCCGAGCCAGAGCACACCACGTGCCCGCTGACACTGCGCACCGATGCCGCCCAGGTGGCCGTAAAGTCGGCGCGCACATTGCGCTCCACGGTCATGCGCAGCGGCTCGCCCGCCTTGCCGTTGCTGACCAGCACGGCCTGCACATCGAGCCAGCGCGAGGCGGGCCAGAAGTCGGTGGCCGCGATCCAGCCGGCCCAGCACAGCAGGCCCACCAGCACGTAGTAAGACGCCAGCGCGTCAATGGCGGGAGCGAGCTTTTTCATGGCTGTCTTCCTTTTGGTCGCGCAGGGCTTCGACCATCTCCCAATCGGCCAACATCGCCGACTTGATCTGGTTGACCTTGCGCCGGCTCATTTCGTGCACCTCGGCCTGGCGGTCCAGCTCGGCGCTGATGTAGGCGCCAGCGCGCCAGACCATGACCTCGGTGATGCCCATGCCGACCACCATACCCAGGGCGCAGCGCAGGCCGGTAGCGGTGTCGCCGGTGATGGCCATGACCACCATGCCCACACCGGAAGCCACCGTCAGCGGCATGGACACGCCCTTGACGATGTGCGGCGCCCGCTTTAGGGCCGTGGCCGCGGCGATGTGGTGCGCAGACACGCCCACACCAGCAAAGAACATGACGGCGCGGATCAGTTCACTGTCCATTGCCTGCCTCCATGGCTTTGGCGCGGCTGCGCACGATGCCCATGGCCAGCGGCACCAGCCACGGCCAGCCAGCACCCAGCACGCCCGCCAGAATCCAGTCGTTTGCAAACACCGGGCCGGCGTACACGGCCAGCACCGCAGCGGCCCACGGGGCGCCAATGCCACCCAGGAAGATGCTGATGACCGCATTGGCCAGTGCGTGTTCGCGGCTCAGGGGCCGCTTGTAGGCATAGACCACGGTGACCGCGGCGGCCCCGATGAGCCAGGGCACCGGGTCGCGCCCAAGTTGCGAAGCGGTCACGCCCGCAGCGGCCACTGTGCCTACCGTGGCGAGTGCCTGTTTGCCGTGGAAGGCCATGGCCAGGGCGACGGCGGCTTTCTGTAGCCAGCTCATGGCGATCCTTTCATGTGTTGTACGTCCAGTTCTTCGGCCAGCTGCTGCGCCACCAGCACGGCCAGTTGTTCGGCGGTCACGCGGCCGGTTGACTTGTCACCGGTCAGCACGTGCCGGCCGAACTCGAAGCAGTAGTCTGCCCGGCTACAGCGCACCGACACGGGCAGCACGAAGGCCAGCAGGCTGATCCAGTCGTACCGGCGGCCCAGGCGTTGCGCAATGCGCTTGCGCGCGGTGCGTTCGTCCAGCGTGGTGGGCAGCAGCAGCCAGCCGTCTGCCTCGGTGGGCGCTTGCTCTGTGTGCACGCCATCGGCCAGGGTGCTGTGGTACAGCGCGCTGCCAATGACGATGCCCGCGTGCGGGTAGGCCGTGACCAGCCGCCAGCGAATGAGCCTGGCGAACAGGCCGCGCAGCCCGGCCGGGTCGCGGTGGCGCAGGGCGAGGTAAACGGTGGTCATAGCTGCGCCGCCTGGGTGAACAGCGCGTCGAGGTCTTGCGCGGTCATGCCGATGGCGGCGGCCAGGGCCAGCAGCGTGGGGCGCGTGCGCTGGAATTCCTGGCTGTCGTCCCACTCGATCTGCACCAGGCCGCGCTGCACCGGGTCGGAAATGGCGTCGATGGCGGGCTGCACGTCCTGCAGGCGGCCGGCCAGCAGCAGCGCCTGGCGGGCCTGGCGGCGGGTGACCACTTGCGGCACCTCGGGCGGCGCAGGTGGCTGCGGCACATAGGGTGCGGGCACCATGAGGATGGCCGCCGCGTGGATGGCGCGGCCGTGCTCGGTGTCGTCGGTGGCGCTGGCGGTGAAGGGCACCCAGCCGAACGCGGGGTGCTCGATCTCGCAGTCGATGCGGCCGTCGGCCAGGAAGCGCGGGGTGCGGATGTTGATGGTGGTGCTCATGGGTGGCCTTTCAGGAAACGCGCTTCCACACGCTGGCCCGGGAGTTTTGGGTGTAGCCACACAGCATCCAGGTGCCATCGGGCGAGCCGCTGAACGCCACGCCGCTGCTGTTGACCGAGGCGTAGAACAGCGAAGACCCGGCCACCAGAGCGCCGGCAGCCGCATCGCCGCCAAAGCGCAACATGGCGAATGTGCCAACCGCGCCCACGGGCGCCGCGGCAATGGCCGGCAGCGGGTTGGCCAGCACGGCAATGGCCTGAGCCGTGCGCAGGGGCGTCATGGCGGTGGCGTCGTCGGTTCCGGCTTCGGCCTGCGCCTGGGTGGCCTTGGTGACCGTGATCACCCGGTCAGCAGCCAGCGCACCCCCACCACTGGCCAGCCCGGCGCCGGTGACGCTGCGGCTGCAGTTGGTGGCGTCGGTCGCGCTGGCGGCGCTGCCGGTGATGCTGACGCCCCAGGTGCCCGTGGCGCCGCCGCCGTTGCGGCTGGGCACGTCCAGCGTGGTGCGGGCGGTGGCCGCGTCGGCGCTGCCCAGCAGGCCCTGCATGAAGGTGGTGACGTGGGCCACCAGCAGGTTGAACTTGTCGGCCAGGCCTTTGACCTCGGGCCGCGCGTTTTGCAGCGTGTCGGTGTCAGCGTCCAGGCTGCTGGTGGTCTGTGTCGTGGGCCAGGTCATGGGTCAGATTCCTTCAATGTCAAAGTCCACCAGGGCGGGGTCGGCCAGGGTGCCGTTCAGGCGAAACTGGAAGCGCGGGCCGGTGTTGGCGCGGTCGATGCGGGTGGCCGTCCAGCTGCCGGCGGTGCTGTCCTGAATCACCGCCACGGCCTTGCGGATGACGGTGTAGGTTTTCTCCAGCGGCACGCGCACGTCGCCGGTGCCGATGCGGCGCGCACCGGTCAGGCTGGCGGGCACCACGTCGTTGATGTATTCGCGCTGCACTTCGGCGCTGACGGTGTAGGCCAGGCTGCGCAGCGTGGGCACGGCCACGCCGGTGAGCGTGACGCGCAGGCGGATGAAGCGCGCCGTGAAGGTGTTGACCACCGGCTGCCAGGCGCTCCAGGTGGTGCCGTCGGCGCTGGTGGCCAGTTCCACGGTGGCGGTGCCGTCGGCGTCGAGCTGCACGTCCACCTGGCCGGCGATGGTGCTTTCCAGGTCCAGCGCGGGGGTGGTGTAGCTGGGCGATGCCGCCGCACCGGCCGACCATGCGCCCGCGCTGGCCCAGGTGCCGGCGCTGGCCCAGGTGGCGGTGCTGGTGGCCACCAGGGCGGCGCCGATCAGCGTGAAGCTGGTGCGCGTGCCGGGCCAGGCCGGGTCGCTGGGCACCTCGGCGTACACGCTGCCGCTGCGCCGGTCGGGCAAGGTGATGCTGACCACCTTGGGCGTGCTCAGGTTGCCGCTGGTGTCGCGGCTGCGGCAGGCAAAGGTCCACGCGCCGGCCAGCGGTGCGTTGGTTTCCACCGGGCTGGCGGTGTAGTGGGTGCTGCTGTCCTGCAGGGGCAGCATGGCGTCCCAGTCAGGGCTTGGCACGGTGCCCGGGGTGTAGCGGATCTCGGCGCCCAGCCAGTCCACCGGCGGCTCGGTGGTGGTGTAGCTGTAGTTGTACTGGCGCGTGCCGTCGGGCTGGGCCAGCACGGTGAACACGTCAAACGGCGGGGGCGGCTCGCGCAGGCCCTGCACGTCGTAGTACAGGCGAAACGGTGCGCCCATGCGGGTGTCACCCCACACGCGCAGCTCCAGGTGCCAGCGTTCGTCCAGGCCGCCGCGCCAGGTCAGCGTCTGGCTGGTGCCGGTGGCCAGCAGGCGCTGGGGCGGGCTGGCCTCGCCCTCGCCCACGGCGCCCCACAGTTCGGCGCGGCGGAAGTTGCCGTCGGTGCCGAAGGTGATGGACAGGTCGGTGTAGTAGCTGGTGCCCTGGCGGGCGAGTTCTTCGTCCACCCGCACACTGGTCACCGCCGGGGCGGTGCGCAGCAGGCTGGTGACCGGTGGCGCGGTGTAGGCGCCGGTTTCCACCATGTTCCAGAACTCGGTGGACTCTGGCACCAGGGTGAGTTCGGCCCCGTCGGCGCTGGGGCGGATGCCCACCACGCGCAGCAGCTGGCCGGGCACGGCCTTGAAGTCGTAGACCCAAAGGCAGTCGCGCGCGGGGGCGCCGGTGCCCGGCAGGGGCACGCCCGCGGGCCAGGCGGCGTCGAGTTCAATGACGCGGGCCGAGCCGGCGAAGGGCTTGACGGGGAAGACGCGCATTTGCTGTTCGCCCACCAGGCGCAGGCCGATGTAGCGGCCGGTGTAGCCGGCCGGGATGCCGCCGGGGGCGGTGTCGTCCAGCGTCAGGCGAACGGTGCCGCCCACGGTTTCGCAGGCCTGCAGGCGCCCGCTGTACCCCCACTGCGTCATGTCGTGGCTGAGCGCCACCACGCTGCCGCGCTGGTGGGTCATGTATTCCAGGTCCATGCTGCAGGTGACCGTTTTGCGCTGGTAGGCGTTTTGGGCCATGGCAAAGCGCATGAGCTTGGCGGCGTGCGCTTCGCTGCTCACGCCCACCAGCGGCTGGCGGCCGGTGGTGCGTGGGGTGATGACGCCCGGCGCCAGGGTGCGCACGCTGCGCCAGGCGGCGGCGTCGCGGTCGAACCAGGTGAACTCCAGCTCGTCGGCGGTGGGCCGGGTGTCGTAGCTCACGCCGAAGCTGCGGGCGCTGATGCTGCCCATGTTGATGACGCCGCGCACGGGGTCGGTGGCGCTGAAAAAGCCCACACCCAGCTTGCCGCCGCGCCGCGTGCGAAAACCCATGCCGGCGTAGGCCACGGCCTCCAGCAATTCTTCAATGCTGGTGGCTTCCTGCAGGAACAGGTCGAACTCGAAGCCGTTGGCCGCGCAGTGGACCATGAAGGTCTTGAGGCCTTCCACGTCAATGCGGTCGTCGCTGTAGCCCAGGCCGGCGAGCTTGCGGCCCGCGTCGTCGTAGATGCCGCGGCACAGCAGCAGGAAGATGGCGCCGGGGTTGCACAGGCCGCTGGCGCGGTCGGTGGCGGTCACCCAGGCGCTGCCGTTCCAGTACGGCATGGGCTTGGCGCGCAGGCGGGCGTTGAGTTCGTCCAGCGCGCCGTTGAGCTGGCCGCTGGCGCGGATCTGCACCGCCAGGCGGGCCTGGCCGTTGTAGCTGGCGGTGTCGCGCTGGTAGCTCTTGAGCTGCACCCAGCTGACGGTGTTGGCGCCGCTGGTGCCGGTGTAGTCCACCGTGGCTTTGCGCATGCGCACTTCGTACTGGCCGGCGGGCACGTCCAGCTCCACGGTTTTGCGCAGCGGCTTCTGTGTGGCGTTTTTCAGGCGCAGCACGCCGGCGGGCACCTCGGGCACCTCGGGGGTGACGACCTCGATGTAGGCGTTTTTCGATTCGGTCTCGGGGTGCGCCACGGTCACCGCCGGGGCGCCGGCCACACCGGGTGTGAACGGCAGCCAGGTGCTGCTGCCCACGGCGCGGTATTCCACGCCCACGTCCAGCGTGCGGTTGCGGTAGGCCCCGCTGCTGGTGGACACGCTGAACAGCGAGGCCTCCACATCCACCGCGATGCGCACGGTGCCCGCGCTGGTGGTGCGCACGGCCCAGGCGCCCGGGGCGGTGGCGGCTTCGAGCAGCTGGCCGGCCACACTGTCGACACTGGTGCCCAGTGCGGGCAGGTCGCTGTTGCCGGTGGCAAAGCCGCTGCGCAGCACCGACACGTCGGCATAGCTTTCAATGCTGGTCTGCCCGATGCGCAGGGTGTGCGCGTCGGCGCAGTTGATGCCGCAGTGGAGCATCTGCCACAGGTACTGTTCGCCGCCCTGCGTGTAGGTGTAGGGCTGGGCGGCCAGGTCGGGCACGGCGTAGGGCTCGCCCAGCACCAGGGCCATGGGCTGGTAGGCGCGGGCCTGGTTGCGTCCCCCGCTTTGCAGGCTGTAGGTCGGGCTGGTGGTGGCCTCGGTGGGCTTGATGGCCTTGGGCGCCAGCATTTTGTTGATGATCAGCGTGCCCACCAAGCGCACGGCGGCTTGCAGCCACACGTTCATGCCTTGGGTGGCCATGGTGAGCGCCACAAATGCCACCAGGCGCAGTGCCTCGCGCTGGGGCACGCGCCGGCATTCGATGACGTGGCCGTGCCGCGGCTTGACGCGGGCCCAGTGCATTTCGTGCACCAGCACGCCGCCAATGGTGACCACCCAGCACTGGCCGGGCTCCACACCGTGGCGGGCCAGGAAGCTGGCCAGCGTTTCACCCGGGCGCAGGTCGGCGGCGTGGTCGTCCAGCACGCGCTGGCCTTGCAGGGTCAGCGGGTGCGGCGTCACCACCAGGGCGGTGGTCGGGCGATGAATGGCGGGCGTCAGTTCCATGCGTAGAAGCCCTCGAACTTCATGCCCCAGGCCTGCAGGTCGGCCAGCGGGTCCATGCGCACGCCGCCGGTGGCGTAGCTGTTGTGCAGCACCCACACGTCGCCCCGCATGATGGCCACGGTGCCGATGTGCCAGTGCTCGTCGCCTTTGTCGTTGACGTCGCTGAACAGCACGGCCGCACCGGTGAAGGGCACGGCCACGCGGTGGGCCAGGGCGTCGCGGTGGCGCAGCACGGCGGCGCGCTGCCCCGCCCCGCCACGGGGGTGGGTGGGCAGGTGCACGGCGCGGCCAAACACCTCGGCCTGCACCAGCACAGCCAGGTCGGCGCAGTCGAACGCGCCCACTTCGTAAGCGCGGCCCACGTAGCCCTGCAGCGCGCGCCAGACGGGCAGCGCGGTGTCGGCCAGCGGGTGGGCGGTTGATGCGTCGGCGGTCATGGCGGTCATCCGGCGAACAGGCCCGGGGCCGTGAATGGGTCGAAACGGATGTCCACCACCGGCAGGCGCATCAGGTCGCCTTCGCTGATGGTGGCGGTGATGGTCAGCACGCCGGCCTGCACGCCGCTCATGGGCGCGGTGAACGTGCTTTCCACCACGTCGGGCGTGGCACGGCACACGGTTTCGAGCGTGGCCAGCAGCTCGGCGCCGGGTGGCAGGCGCTCCAGCTCGGCGGTGAGTTCGCGGCCCACGTTGTCGATTTGCAGCTGCGCGCGGCCCACTTCGCCGGCGGCTTCTTCGGGCAGGGTCCAGGCGAACGGCAAGCCCAGGTACACCTGGCCGCGGCTGGTGCAGTCGCGCGTATCCGACACCAGGCGGATGGTGTCGCTCAGCCCGTCGCCGGTGATGGTGAGCAGCATGAGCAGGCCGAACGGGTCGTCGCTGCTCTGCAGGGCGCGCACGGCGGTGCTGGACAGGGTGCTCATGCCGCCACCGTGATGATGTCCGCCGCGCGCGTGGCGGGGGCGGTGGTGGTGGGGGTGTAGGCGGTGATGCCTTCGGCCTCATGCTGCGCACCGAACAGGTACACGGAGTTGGCGACGTTGCCTGCATAGACGGGCGGCCCCGTCACATCGGCCTGGCACAGGCAAACGGCGCCAACGTCGAACGACACTGCGCTTTCAATGCCGATGCGGAACCACCCACCGGCCAGCGCCTGCATGATCGTGGCCACAGGAGCGCCGGCCGCCCAGTTGGACACGGGCGTTGCGGCCTGGAGGTCGAACGTACGGCCGCAAACGATGCCGCTCATAAACCCGTACAGGGCCACATAGCGCAACCCGGCGGCCTTCACAAACACCGAGAACGAACGGCCCACCGCCGACGACGGCACATAAGCCTCGTGCTGGGCGGTGGTGGCGGCTTCGGTCAGGGCGTCGGCCACGTACTGCACGCCGTTAGGTCCAGCCACCGAAACCCCAGGCGAAACGGTGGTGCCCTGCTTGACCCAGCTGCTCGCTTCAAACGCTTCGGAGTTGGTGATCAGGTTGGTGGCGGCCCCCTCCACCAGCATCTGCCCGCCCTGGTAGCGCGCCACGTTGGCCGCAGCGGTCTGCAACACACCGGCATCGTCCACAAACGTGGCGGTGCTGTTGCGCTGAACGATGAGCACGCGGGCTGCGTCCACGGTGTGCAGGCCTGGGGGCAGTTGCACGAAGCCGGGGCGGATGTATTCGAGCGTGACCGTGCGCTCGGCCACGCGGAAGCCTTCGGCCAGCGGCGTGAGGGCGCCCAGCTCGCCACCCAGCACACGCGCCTGCACCACCGCACCGGTGCGGGGGTGGGTGAAGTCGAACCACGCGGCGCCGGCCAGGGCGTCGGCGTAGAACCAGGCGTCGAAGTCGGCCACGGCCTGCGCCGATGTGAAGACCAGCGGAACGGTCAGGTTGACCCGTGCGTCGGCCGACGTGCGGCGCTGGCGCGGGGTGCCGCGCTCGACTTCGGAGCGCGCCACCATGGGCGCGGCCTGCTCGACCATGCCGGCCAGGCGGATGCGGCAAAGAGTGTGGGGGAAGGTGGCCATGGTGCGGTGTTCTTTCAGGCCATGGCGGGGCGCAGGTTGTAGCCAGCCTCCAGCCCGCGGGCAGGGGCGCCGCTGCGGTTGGCCAGGCTGTCGCCCACGGCCACCAGCACCAGTTCCAGCATGCGGTTGCCCGATGCGTCGGTGCTTTCGCGCTGGCTGCCCACGGCCACGCCCTGGCCGGTCTGGTTGATGACGTTGACGGTGACGTTGCCACCACCGCCGGCCGCGGTGACGCCCAGGCGCCCGTCGGGCCCGCGGCGCAGCGGCATGATGGCTTCGGCGCCCGCTTCGCCCATGAGGCCAATGCCTTTGGCGAACGGGAACAGCGTGGGCTTGCTGACCACCTGCGAGCTGTAGGCGCTGATGCCGGGGCCAGCCGGGAAGACGTTGCCGTTGGCACTGGCCACCAGGTTGCTCAGCCACTTGGAAGCGCTGTCGAGCAGGCCGCCACCGCTGCGCTGCTTGGTCGTGGCGTCGACCGTGCCGAACAGGCTGTCCATGATCTTGGCGGCGGCGGCTTCGGCCACCATGCGCTGGATCAGCTTTGAAAAGCTGTTGCCGATGTTGTCGAACTCGCCCGAGAGCAGGTTGGTGAGTTCGTCGCCCAGCGCGCCCTGGATGCGCTCGCTCGCCTGCAGGGCGGCCTGCGTCATGGCGTCCATGGCTTCGGGCACGGTGCCGCCGGTGCCCAGGTAGGCCTGGGCGGATTCGGCAAACTTGCGCATGGCCTCTTCGCTGCCAACGGCGCCCAGGCGGCCCTGCTCGTAGGCTTCGGCCAGGAACAGCATGTCGGCACGCTGCTTGTCCAGCCGGCCGGTGTCGCTGGCGCCCAGCAGGGCGTCCAGGCGCTCCTGGTCGCGGCGGCCAATGTCGGCCACCAGATCGTCCAGGCCTTTCTGGTTCTGCGCGCGCTCCTTCTCGGCGTCGGCCAGCTGACGGGTGGCGTCCACCTGGGCGGCGGTGGCCTTGAGCTGCTTTTCCAGGTCGGGCGTGAGCTTGCCCAGCGAGCCGCGGCGGATGTCGTCCAGCAGCTTCTCGGTGGCGGTCAAAGCCTGCGCGGTTTGCAACTGGCCCTGCAGGCTGTCGAGGTAGCGCTTGGCGTCGGCTGTGGGGTCTCTGGTCGCTGCCGATGCCGTGCGGGGGGAATTTGGGTTGCCAGGCTGGCCGGGAATGTCCAGCTCAGGGCGAACCAGTGGCGGGTTGATGAAGCCGCGCCCACCACCGGCAGGCCGAAAGCCGCGGGCGTCGTTGAATGCCTTTTTGGCGGCCTCAAACTTGGCCGTCACTTCACCGATCTGCTTTTCGATGGCTTCCTGATTGAAGAACGGGTTGCCGCGCTTTTCCTTGAGGATGTTGAGGTCGCGGTTCAGGTCTGTCACGCTGCTGGCCAGGCCCGCCAGCGTGGCCTTGTCGCCAAAGGTGCGCACATCCTCAAAAATCCGGTTCAACGCCGGCACCAGGCTGCCCACGATGGCGCGCGCCGCGTCGCTGGCGTTGGTTTGCAGCTTGAACAGCTCTTTGTTGAACTTTTCGGCCTCGGCGGCCTGCTCGGTGGTGACCTTGGCGTTGAGCTGGCCGTTTTCGGCCAGATCTTTGAGGAACGGCGCCGCCTCTTTCACGGACTTGCCGAACAGTTCCTGCACCGCGCGGGCCTTGTTGCCGTCGTCGGCGTAGCCGCTCAGGGCCACGGCCACCTGGCGCAGGGCTTCGGCAGGGTCTTCGCGCTTGAGGGCTTGCACCTCCAGGCCCAGGGCCTTGAGGATGGCGCCCGGCCCCTTGCTGGGGTCGGCGTCCCGAAGCACGCTGTTGAACTTGACCAGCGTGGACGACACCGTTTCGATGTTGGTGCCGGTGCGCTTGGCCACGTCTTCCAGCGCGCTGATGTTTTCCACCGTTGCGCCGGTGGCGTCGGCCACGTCGTTGAGGGCGTCCACGGCGTCGACCGTAGCGCGCACAAAGGCCACCAACGCACCAGCAGACACACCGGCGGCAATGCCCGCAATGCCGCTTTTGACCAGATCGAACGCCTGCGCCATGCGCTGCGACTGGGCCACGGTCACGTCGGCCGTGCGCTTGAGGTCGCGCTCGAACGCCGCGACCTTGGCCACCAGGTCAATGGAGAGTTGGGCCAGTGCCATGGATCAGGTCTTTCTGATTTCGCTTTTGATGTGTTCTTGCAGTTCCAGGACGAGAGAGAGGTCGTCCACTTCGTGCAAGGCGGCGTACAGCGGCAGCCGCTCGGGGTGCCATCCCTCGCACCAGGACCAGCAGTGCAGGGCCTGGGCGGTGTCGTTGGTCAGTGGTGGCGGCGGGGCAATGAGGTCGCCAAAACCAGCCTCGCGGAGCTTTTGCGCATCCCCCAGCGATTGCTCGTGGGCAATGCGCTCGCTCAGTTTTTTTCTGCGGCCTCCAGCCGGTCGTTGCGTTCCTGCGCTTTGGCCACAAAGGCTTCCAGCAGGGCAGCAGCCGCTTGGGGGTCGTTGTCCAGCAGCAGCGCGGCCGCACCCGGCACCAGCTCGGCCAGATCAGAACCGCCGCCGGGCGCCAGCTGTTCGTGCGTCACGCCAGACCATCCGACCAAAGAAGCCTCCAGCAGGCGCCGGGTGAGCACCGCTGGCAAGGCGGCATCGCCGTCCGACCGGCTGCGCAGCACTTCCACCTCGGTTTCGTGGCGGGTTGGCAGGCGAAGGGTGTAGCTGCACGCTCCAGCCTGCACAGTGAACTCGCGCGCGGCCTGCGCCTTGCGGCGCAGTTCGTTGATGTCGGTCATGCGTCAGGCCCCGCGATCAGCTGGCGTAACGGGTGGGCTCGGCCAGGGTGCTCATGCTCAGGGTGGACGTGAGCGGGCTGTTGGCGTTGATGTTGGGCACCTTCTGCAGCGACCAGTAGGCATTGGCCACCAGGCGGCTGTTGTTCGGGAACACGAAGCGCACCGCGGCGGGCGTGGAACTGTCGCTGGCGGTCTGCACCGGCGCGTACCAGGCCAGGGCCGGGTCGTCGAACACGGTGAGGGTGATTTCCTGCGGGCTGCGGGTAGTGGGGATCTGCTTTTGCGTACGGTCGGTGATGGACGTGATGTCGGCGTACTGCTGATCGCCACCGGAGCTGCCGACGTTCTGCACCTGGGTGATTTGCGTCCAGGCGGTGATGCGGCGCACCGAGCCCGTGCCAGTGCCGGCGGGGAAGTTGGTGGTGCTGGTGGTGTTGAAGCCTTCGAGCGTCACGTCGTTGGTGGAAACGGCCGACACGCGGAAGATGCGGCCGGTGGCGAGGTCCCAGCCCGAGGTGAATTCAACGAAGTCACCCACCACGATGCCGTGGGCGGCTGCAACAGTGATGACACAGGCCGCGGCGTTGGTGGCGGCGGTGACGGCCGACGCGGTGGCGTAGGTGGATGCGATGGCGACTTGCGTGCCGGTGGCGAGGGTGATAGCCATTTCTCAAGCTCCTAAAAAGAAAAAGCCACCCGGCGGGTGGCGTTGTGGGTCCGGCACGCGCCGGGGTTCAGGTGGTCTCGAACCATTCAACAGCCAGCACGGCGGCCTGTAGGTCGAGATTCGGGTCTGTGGATGCGCTGCGATTGACAACCAGCTGGCCAGCCGAACGGATGACGGACTGGCAGGCGTCGGCCAGCGCTTCGGCGCCGGCTCGACTTTCGGCCCAACACTGCAACTCGATGCCGGTGCGGGCACCCAGCAGTGCGCCGTCAATGGTGGTGTAGGGATCGGTTGCGGTTCTGGTGAACACCGCAAAAGGCAACGGCGCACCCTGCTCGGCACGGTCGGCCACCACGCGCTGGCCCACCATGGCTGTGACAGATGGCGCAGCCAGCAAGGCGGCGCGCAAGGCGGTTTCGGCACTCATGCGGACAGGTCCCCGCGCTGGTTGATCTTGTTGACCCAGCGGGTCACTTCGTTGCTGATGCGGCGCAGCGCGTCGGGCAGCTTCTCGGCCGCGGGCTGCAAGAAAGGACGTGCCCCCATGCGCTTGGTGCCGAATTCCAGGAAGCGCCAGTAAAACGGGTCGTTTCGACTCTTTGCGCCGCGCTGGCCTTCGGCCTTGAGGGTGCGGCGCTTGACTTTGACGCCCAGGATGCGGCTGCGAAGCGTTTCGGCTCGGTACTGGGCGCCGCGGGCCGGCCGCACGTTGACGAACACGCCCACATTGCCCTCGCGCCGCGCCACCTTGCTGGTGCGCACCGTGATGGCATCTTTGACGGTTCCAGGCTTGCGAAACGGCGCGCTGCGGGCGTTTTCAGCGCTCAGAACAGGGGCCAGGCGCTTGGCTTCGTCACGAACCGTGCGGGCGCCAGCGGCCAGCGCGTTGCGCAGCACGCGGCGCTTCATGGCGTCGGGCAGCGAATTGAGCTTGCGCACCAGTTCACCAACACCTTGCACGGATTCAGCGGCCATCTTTGACCCCTTGCAGCGCCATGACCTCGGCCCAAGCACCGCGGCCACCCAGGTCGGTGACGCCGGTGATGTCGTAGACCTGGCCCCGCCAGACGATGCGGGCGGTGGGCTTCAACTCAGGCCGCCAGCGCATGGTGAACTTCACCGAATGTTCTTGCTGAACCTGAGCCGCTGCAAAAAACTCGCGACCACGCAGCGGCAGCGCTTCGGCCCACACGGTCAGCACGGTGGCCCACTGCTCGGCAGCCTGGCCCATGTCGTCGGTGGTGGCGGCGCGCGTCTGCACCTGCACACGGTGGCGCAGGCGGCCGGGGTCGATGGCTTGCATCACACCCCCAGCAGCCGGTAGGGCTGCAGCAGTGCGTCCACAAACTGGTGGGGTGTGGCGGGTTGCTCGGCACTGGCGTTGCGGCGCTCGTACAGGTCGCCCACGGCCAGCAGGATCCACTGCTTGAGCGGTGCGGGCACATCGGCCGGCGCGTCGCCGTAGCCGGCGCGGTAGGCCACGCGCACGGCGCCGGGGGCGCTGAGCGTGGCGGGCCAGCGGTCCACCGGCGTGATCAGCGCGGGCTCCTGCGTCAGGCTCACGCGATAGGCGGCAGGGTCCAGCGTCTGCTCCACGCCGTCGGCGTCGTCGTACTTGATGGACAGGACCGACTGCACCGGGCAGGCTCGCAGGGCAATGGCGGCGTGCGGGTTGAACCGGCAGGCAGCGGGGAAGGCGTCCAGCGTGAGCAGCCAGTCGCTGGTGATGAGGGCGCGCTCGGTGCGCTGCTCGCAGGCGTCGTGCGCGGCGGCAATGTAGGCCTCCAGCAGCAAGTCGCCGGCGCCGTTGTCGCCCTCGAACTCGCGCACCTGCGCCAGCGCGTCGGCCAGGGTGACGGCGCGCCGGGCGGGCGCTTCGGTGCGGCGGGTGTGGTGCATGGCTTGTCTCAGGCTTCTGTTTTGGGCTTGCGCGGTCGGCGCACAGGTGCCTCTGTGGCAGCGGGTGGCGCGGCCACTTCATCAAGGCCGAAGCTCACCACGGTGAAGCCGTTGTCCAGCGCGTAGGCGACCGAATCCGGGTGCGGGTCCACGTCGCCGGAATCGGCCAGGGCGTTGATGAGCTGATGGGGAGCCTCCAGCACGTGGCCGCTTTTCACGGCGTAGGGCTGGAGGTCCATCAGCGCGCGAGCGCGCTTTTTCATCAGGTGGCCGAGTTCACGTACAGCTTGACGGCACCGGTGTCCACCAGGTTGCCGCCCGAACGGTGCCAGGCCAGGAAGCCGACCTGGCCCAGCTTGGCATAGGCGCTGTCCTCGAAGCGGAACAGCGTCACGTCCATCACGTCGCGCACGTAGTATTGCGACAGGTCACCGAAGGCAACCGACTTGGCGTTCGCTGCCATGACAGCCATGTCCTGGTTGACGGTCACGCCGAAGCCCAGGATGGTGTCGCCCATGCTTTGGCCCATGCCGTCGTAACCCGGCAGGAAGATGGGGCGGCCGGCGGTGTCCTTGAGCTGGCGAACCTTCAGCAGGCTGTTGTCGTGCATCATGAAGCCCACACCGGCGGCGCGGCGGTAAGCCGGGTCAACCGAGTGAACCAGGGCCAGCAGGTTGTCGAACGTGATGGTGGTGGCCGAACCGGTGGAGGCCGTCACGCCCGTGGCGGCGCGAGTGACCAGACCAGCGGGCTGATTGGTGCCAGTGCCAGTGGTGAAGAATGCGTTGGTGGCGCGGCCGATGCGCTGCACCAGGCGGTTTTCCACGAAGGCTTCCACGTCGATCTGGCTGTCCTGCAGCAGCTCGAACGGCACAGCCACCACCTTGGAACTGAACTTGTAGACCGGGATGCCCACGGTGTTGAAGCTGGGGTCCAGGTCGGTGGCGGTGATGTTCTGCGCGATCAGTTCACCCACTTCGCTGGTGCCGTCGCTGGTGGGAAACGCCATGTCATTGCCCATCGACGTGCGCAGCACGGTGGCGGCTTCACGAATGCCGCCGTAGGCCTTGAGCGCGTCGATCACGCGGGTGGCCACTTCGCTCTGAACGGTGAAACCGCCCTGGCTGCCAGTGGTGGTGGACATGGTGGCGCGGATTTCGCGCCAGTCTTCTGCGGTGATGGCCTTCTCGCCCTCGCGCAGGAACTTGGCGTACAGGCCGGCGAGCTTGTCGCCTTCCTTGGCGCCAGATGCGCGGGCGGCCACGGCGCCGGCAATGGCTTCGTTTTCGCGCTGGTCGCGGGTGGCGTTCAGCACGGATTCGGCGCGGTCCACCGAGGCTTTGAGTTCCTCGATTTCGCGCATGCCGGCGTCGTACTTGCCCTGGTGGTCACTGGTCCAGCCGTCGTTGTTGGCTTCGACCAGATCACGGACTTCTTTGGCGCGGGCTGCAATCTGCTCGCGCAAGGCTTGGATGCTTTTCATGGCTTGGTTTCCTTTGGGTAATGAAAAAAGCCGCTCAGAGGCGGCTGGGTCATTCGCCTTGCAGCGAATCGGGGGTGCCTTGCGGCGGGTCTTGGGTCAGAGCAGCGCAGCGGCTAGCCGGCGCTTGAGGGCGGCGGCGTCTGCCTTGGCGGCTGGGGACGGCTCGGGTTCTGGTTGGGGGGCGGGCTGGGCGGGCGCCTTGGCATAGGCGCTCAGGTCCCAGCGGGCGCTGGCGCTGGCGTCCTGGCCGGCCACCTTGTCGGCAAAGCCGTGCTGCACAGCCTCTTCGGCGGTGAACCAGGTCTCGGCGGCCATCCAGTCGGCAATCTGCGGCTTTTCGCCACCGGTGCGGGCTGCGTAGGTGTCCACCAGCGTGCTGTCGATTTTTTCCAGCAGCCCGGCGGTCTCCATCATGTCGTTGGCGTTGCCGAACGCAATGGACCAGGCCTTGTGGATCATGAACAGAGAACCGGGCGCAATGACAATCTCGTCGGCTGCCATGGCGATGAAGGTGGCCGCGCTGGCGGCCAGTCCATCGATGTGCGCCACCACCTTGGCCGGGTGCTCGCGCAGGGCCTGCTCGATGGCGCGGGCGGCAAACACCGAGCCGCCAGGGGAGTTGATGCGCAGGTGGATGGTGTCGGCCTTGATGCCGCGCAGCGCCTTCACGAAGGGCTGCGGCGCCACGCCGCCCCAGTATTCGGCCTCGGCCTCATCGGACACGACCGCTTCGTACAGGAAGACTTCGGCCTCGTTCTCGCCCTTGGCCACCACGTCGAAGCGGCGGCCGGCGCAGGCCTTGTTATTCGCCAGCAGGCGCAGGTAGGGGTTCATTGTTCATGGCCTCATCAAAAGTGGTGTCGGCGGGCAGGTTTTCGAGCTTGCGGATTTCGCTAGGCTTCATCCATCCGGGTTCACCAGCGCGGCCCAGGGCCACGCGGTAAGCCTCGTAACGGCCCTTGATGTCGCCACGCTCCAGCCCGGCGGTGACGAACTCGCAGAAGTTGCGCGAGGTCTTGAAGAGCTTGTTGTTGAACTCTTGCTCGATGGCGACCAGGTGTCGCTGCAGCGTGTACTTGACGAAGCCGATGCCCATCTCGCCAATGCCGCTACCCCAGCTGGTGGTCTTTTCGGTGTGGCCGATCATGAAAGGCGGCACGCCCATCACACGGCAAACCTCTTCAATCTGGAATTTGCGCGTGGCCAGCAGTTGCGCGTCTTCTGCGCTCAGCGTGAGCTGGTGCAGCTTCATGCCGCCCGACAGAACCACCGGCGCACGCTTGGACCCCTGGCCGCTGTGGCGCTCCAGAAAGGTCTTGCGGATCTGGTCGGCCTGTTCCGCCGTGACGTTGCCGGGAATCTCGAACGCAAAGTCGGGCCGGGCGCCGTCTTTGAGGAAGGTTCCGGCCTGCTCGTCAGCCGTGAGGGCGATGCCGGCCGGGTTGCGCAGCGCGTATTTGAGCTGGCTCATGCTTCGCACGCCATCAAACCCGGGGCCGGGCACGTGGATCATGTCGTCCTGCTCGATGCGCTCGATCTTGCCGCCCGCCTCTTCGGGCAGGATGCTGTAGACCAGTCGACCATCGGTGTCGCGCTCCACACGCACGCGCGACGGATGGCAGGGCTCGAATCCCTCCACCGCCCCGCTGTACCGTGCGCGGCGGATGATGGCGAACGCATCGCCATGGAACAGCCGCGAGGTGACCAGGTACTCCCAGAAGGCCGCAGCACTCCAGGCGGCGGCCGGGCGCTCGTTCAGCATCCACCAGGTGGCGTCCTTGTACGATTCGCGGTCATCACCTGCGCGGCGGTAGAAGTGCAGCGGCAAGCTGGCCACGCTGCCGGAAATGAGGTTCACGCAAGCCACCACGGCAGAGATGGAACGGGCAGTGGCCTCATTCACACCAACACCAGCCGAAGCCGCGCCGCCGTTGATGAATTCATCCCACGACACGCCAGCCCACTGCAGGGCCTGCGGCCCGGACGGCGCGCGCGCGGCCACGTCCTTGAGTTGCCCGGATGCCGCACGGGTTTGCATCCACCGCGCGAGCACGGCCGAGCCCGGCGCGGCAGCACGGCGCTGCGCCTCGGCAAAGGTCTGCTGGTTGTTCATACGTAGATTTGCGGTGTTGCGGTTTCGGTTTCGGCGCCATTGGCAGCGCCAACAGCCATCACAGCTGCCACGATCAGGTCGATGCGGCCGGTGGCTTTCTCTTTGCTCAGCTTGCGGTTCTCGGCGTCGTCGCTCACGGTCACGGCGTTGGCCGCGCACCAGGTGAACACCGGGTGTCCGGGGTGCGCCACTTCACGGTTGAGCAGCGCGGTCTCGAAGGCTTCGATGGCCGGGCTCATGTCCTTGTAGCCCTGGCCGAACGGCACCATGTTCGGCAGCGTGATGCCGGCGTCTTCGGCCATGGCTTTCACGTCTTCCAGCCGCCAGCGGTCCACCGCCACGGCTTGCAGGTCGAACTGCTCGGCCAGCTCGGCCAGCCGGCGCACCAGGTGCAGGCGGCTCACAGCGCGGCCGGGCGTGGTTTCCAGGTAGCCGGCGTCACGCCAGGCCAGGTACGGCACGCGGTCCAGGTCTTCCTTGCGGGCCAGCCCTTCGTCGGGCAGCCACGCAAAGGGCACCAGCTTCCAGGGCTCGCCGGCTTCGGCGGGCTCTACGTACAGCACCAGCCCGGTCAGGTCGGTGGTGCTGCCCAGGTCGAACCCGGCCCAGGCGCGGCGCCCGCGCAGGGTCTGCCAGTCGTAGTCGACCTGGGCACCCAGCCACACATCGCCCGAGATCCACGGGTTGGCCGCGTCTGTCCACTGGCAGAAGTTCAGCCGGCGCACCAGCGCTTCCTTGCCGGGCATGCCGCGGGCTTCGGTCACCTGCTCGCGCAGGTACTTGATGCCCGGCAGGTTGGCGCCCTGCAGGCTGGGGTTGGCTTTCGCCCACACCTTTTCGTTGCGGAACGGGTCGTCTTTCTCGTCCAGCGCGCAGACGTAGCCGAAGAAGGCGTCGTCCTTCAGCATGCCGCTGCAGACCTTGGCGGCGTAGTCGTGGTACTGCCACCCGGGGCCGGTCTTGTTCGCGCCGCTGTTGGTGATCATGAGAATCAGCGCCTGGCGCCGGCTCTTCGTGCCGGCCCGCTGCATCTCGATCACCGTGTTGTTGCGGTGCTCGTGCACCTCATCAATCAGGCTGATGTGTGGCCGCGGACCGCTCTGCCCGTCGTCGGCGCTGATGGGACGGAAGAAACTGCCCTTCTCCAGATACGCCAGGTTCCACACGTTCTCGCCGGTGCCGCTGCTCTTGAGCCGCGCATGCAAGGCCGGGGACTGCTGCCACATGGCCACCGCGTCACGGAAAAGGACCATGGCCTGATCCTTTTTCGTGGCTGCGGCGTAAATCTCGGCACGCGCCTCGCCATCGGCCACCAACCCATACATGCCGATGCCAGCCGCCAGCGGGCTCTTGCCGCTGCCCTTGGCTGTTTCGACGTAGCCCACCCGGAAGCGGCGCCAGCCGTCGGCACCCTTCCAGCCGAACAGGCTGCCCACGATGAACTGCTGCCAGTCCAGCAGCTCAAAGGCGGCGCCCTCGAACTCGCCGCCGTTCAGGCGCAGCACCACGCGGAAGAACTCGATGGCCCGCTCCGCCGCCACGCGGTCGAACGTCAGGCCGCGGTCGGCGCCGGTCTTGAGGTCTTCCAGGTGCCGCTTGCACGCATCGCGCACATGCGGGCCGGCAATCTTCTTGCCGCTGGCCACCGCCTTCGCGTAGGCCGTGACGGGATCAGTGGAAGAACGACGCGGCCGGGTCGGCGGGCTTTTTTCCATCGTCACCGAACAGCGAGCCCTGCGGGTTCACCTCGACGCGGGTGCGGTCCTGCGGCGTGCCGCCGAACTTGCCCAGCCACATGCCCAGCTGCTTGCTGCTCATGCTCTTGACCATCGCCCAGGGGTTCAGGTGCTCCCCCACAGCGCGCACCTCGCCTTCTTCGTCCTCGGCGTACTTGCACTTCACATCGTCCTCGCCCGTCTTGCGCACGGCGCGGCGGTAGTCCGCGGCGCTCTGGCACAAGGCGGCAAAGGCCATCACGTCGATCTCAGAAAGAAGGTGAGCCTTGCGGAACTTCGGCGCTTCCTGCAGCCACACCTCTCGGGCGCCATCGCTCAGCCAGTCGGGCGGCGTCAGGTCGTTCAGGTAAGTCGGCTCTGGCTCGTTCTTGTTGATCGCACGCTTCCCCGGATTCCCCATTGCATTCTTTTTGGCTGTAGGTGTCGGGTTTCGTCCTGCCATAGTCTCGATGTGTGGCGCCTGGTGCCATCCTCTGGCGTGCTCACTCAGGGCCGGCCGGGTACGTCTGTTGTCCCGTCCGGCTTGCTTGCCCAGGCTGTAAAACTGTGCTGATCCACCCCCAGCCCTTGAACCCCTCCCCCCTCCCCATTTCGCGGCGCTGCGAGAAAAGG